GCCGCGAAGTAGCGGCTTTGGGGGTGGCGGTTGCCGTCTTTTTGGCAGCCGTTTTGTTATTGACCACATCCGTCTTGGGCGTGGGTTCAGCAGCAGCCGCGGCTGTGTCGGCGACGGGCGCCGCTGCAACAGCCGGCGAGGCGTTGACGTCGGGCAGCGTGACCTTGCCGGCACTGGCGGCGGCGAGCTTGCGCTCGATGCGCTCGATGTCTTTCTTCACACCACTTTCGGGGTCGATGGACAACGCCGCATGCAGCATCGAAAGGGCCATCTGAAGGACTTCTGCCGGGAGCTTCTCGAGATCCGGCGACTCGGCGGTTTGCACCTTGCCCAGCAGCGCGTAAGCAGTTGCCTTGCGGAGCTTCGCCCGGGCTTGGTCGGGCGCGTCGCTGGCTTCGGTCAACGCGCCGGCGCCGATCAGGTAGTGCACCGGCTCGATGTCGTCGGCGACCATTTCCGGTTCACCGGCAGCGTTGGACCCACGCTTCAGTGGCGTCCACTGGTTGCGCAGATACGCGTCGGAAAACTCGTCGATCAGCACCGTCGCCGGCGTGCGGTTGTAGTGGTCCGGCAGCGCCAGGCCATGCTTGAGAACGTAGGCACCGATGTCGAGCGCGATGGAATACGCACCGGCGTCGATGGCCCACACCATGACCGTGGTCAGCACGATATCCTGCGCGCCCTGGCCCTTGGTCAGCACGCCGTCGATCCAGGGCAGGTACTCCAGCAGGAGACGCGCCTTGGTGCGGCGCTTGAGCAGGATGGATTCGATCTGCTTGAGCGTGCGCTTGTCGGCGGCCAGCTTGGCCATGTACAGCTGGTACTCGCTGCCTTGGGTTTCCTCGCCGAAGGGGGAGGCTTGGGCGGCTTGCTCGGCGAGAACTCGGGCGCGGTGGCGTTGAAATGGGCTGAGTGGCATGGTGGGGTCGCAGGTTGATCGGAGGGAAGGCGAACCGCGTCCGGCGGTCCGCTCGGTCGGCTTTTAAGCGGCTGCGAACTCGATGTTTTCGATCAGTGCGCCACGGCCGTAGTCTTCGACCACATAGGCGTCATTCGACGATTCGAAGTTCTGGATGGCGTCGACCTCGGGCACGTCCTTGATGAGGCGACGACGTGCGCTGATCTGCCAGTACAGAGACAGGTTGCTCATGGTGGTGATCAGGACCTTGCCTGCCGGGAAGTAGGGGACGGCCACTGCCGGCACGCCGCCCACGCGCTTTTGGCTGATGACGATGTCGGTGGCCAGCGTCTCGGTCGCGGGCTGGCTTTGATTGACCAGCGGGAAGTACTTGTCGTGCAGAAGGTCGCGGCCCATGATCGCGACCAGCTTCGGATCGCCTTGGTGCCAGGGGTCGATGAAGCTGTTGATGGCGTCATAGACCACAGCGTCGAGGTTCTTGAAGTCGCCATCCGGGCCAATGACGATCTTGGTCGGATCGGCGCCGCCCTTGGCGACGCGGTCGGGTGCATGGAGGCGGTACTTCTGCAGCCAGCCGATGTTCACGTCCTGCAACAGCGGGTTGGCTTCGAGATCGGTGGCGGCAGCCGCAGTCGTGCCGTTGAAGCCGATGGTGATGCGGTCCAGCGCCTGGCGCTGCACGATGGAGTCGCGAAGGCGGGTCTGGAAGTCTGCGAAGCCCGCCCAGGCATCCAGCAATTGGTAAGGGATGGACGTGTCGAAGTCCGTCTTCTTGCAAAGGTAGTCGGCTTCGGTCAGATCGGCCACATTGCGGGGCTTGCGCACGCCACCGGCTGCGGTGTTGGTGCGGCTGGCAATGGGGCCTTTGACGCCCACGCCGACGCGTGCGCCCATCATCTCGGTCACGCCGATGACGTTGATCGCAGCGAGGAAAGCGCTGGATTCCTGGATGCGGGTCTCGAGCGTTTGCTGCACGCGCGGTTCGACGCTGAATCGAACGGTTGCTTTGTCAACGCCGTTCAGTTTGGCGATGGCCGTCGTGAAAGCGTCGTATTTGATGCGGGTATCGTTGCGCATGTGAGTGCCTCAGTGAAATTGGGGTGGTGTGCTTCGAATGCTGTCGGGGATCAGCAGTCGGTCTTGATGTCGCCTTGGCCGCCACTGGCCGGCGGGCGGCGGCCCGGTTGTTCCGTGTTGTCCATGACCGAGTACTTCTGCTCGAGCTCGGCGACTTTGGACGCCATCGTGTCCAGCGCGGTCTTGGTGTCGGCCTGGTGTTTTTCCGTGGCATTGACGTGCGAGGCGAAGTGCTCGCCAATCGCGTTCATGCCATCGGCCACAGCAGCAAATCGCGCATCGTCGGTCGTTGCCTTGCCCTTGAATTTGGCAATGGCCCCGTCGATGGTGGAACGGAACATGGCGACCAGGCCCTGCCCGGCGGCTTCGTCCGCATCAAGCTCCAGGATCAGTTCTTCGGTGGCCGTGCTGAACAGATCGTCCGGTTGTTCCTTGCGACCCTTGAGGTGACTGGCATTCGGGTTTTGGGCGCAGAACTGCAGCAGCTCCGTGCCCAGGCTGGCGGGGTTGTCGGTCACGGCCAGTCCGATGAGATAGGGCTTTCCGGTGTCCGCGAAATTGGGACGAATTTCCAGCGACGAATAGACCTTCTGGCGGCCCTTGTTCAACTGGACGAGTTCATCGGTGGGGTCGATTTGCGCGAACAGTGCCAGTTTTTTCTTGCCGCCGATTTCGACTTCCTCGGTCCTCAGTGCGAGCACGTCGCCATAGGACTTGAAGGCCGAGTCGGGATAAAGACTCCGGATGTGCTCCATGTTGATCCGAGCGCCGTACAGGTTGGGGTCGTAGGAACTCGCAACCTGTTCGAGCGTCGACCGATCGATCTCGCGGCCGTCGGTCGTTGCGCCTTCGAGAGCGACGCGAAAAAACTTGTATTTCTTGGCCATGGGTGGATGTGCCTCGCTGGGAGTTAACAGGGACGCAAAGGGTGGTTGGTGCGTGTGTTCCCATGTTGATCCGGGCTCCGCGCGCGCTCAAGCCGCGCACTGTGTGGCGGTGACGGGCACGGATGCGAGTGCTGGCGATAAGGGGGAGGCGTCGGCAACCTTGACGGCATGCCAAAGAAGAAAGCCGCAGGGGGCAGCGTTGCCCCAGTATCCAAGAGAGAGCCCGCTGCCCCGTGGGAGGACGAGGGGCTCGTGTGTGCCGTCGAAGAACCGCCGGCAGCGGGCACTCAGATTGCCACGCTGACGCCTGAAGCGCAACCCCGGACTGCCGCACGATTCCTGTACTGGCAAGGGTGGCGGATCAAGCTCATTGCCGAAAAACTGGGCCTGCCGCCCACGACGGTTTACGGCTGGAAAGACGCTGAGAACTGGGACAAGTTCACGCCTCTGGAGCGCGTTAACGGCGCGCTCGAATTCCGCATGGTCCAGTTGATCATGAAGGACACCAAGACCGGTGGTGACTTCAAAGAAATCGACTTGCTGGGCCGGCAGCTCGAACGCACGGCGCGGGTCGAGAAATACAAGGAAACCGGCAAGGAAGGTGACCTCAATCCGGCTATCGCCGCGCGCAACGCCGGGCCGAAGAAACGGCCCAAGCGCAACCAGTTCAGCGAAGCGCAGGTTGAGCGCCTGGTCGAGCTGTTCCACGAGGGCAACTTCGCCTACGGCAACCGGTGGTTCGAAGCGCAGAAAGAGCGCACGCGGATCGTGCTCAAGTCGCGGCAGATTGGGGCCACCTACTACTTTGCGCGCGAAGCGCTGATCCGCGCCATCACCGAGGGACGAAACCAGATTTTCCTTTCCGCCTCGAAGGCGCAGGCACACATCTTCAAAAACTACATGATCGCTTTCGCGCGCGAGGTCGACGTCGACCTTGGCGGCGACCCCATCGTGCTGTGGAATAACGCTGAGCTGCACTTCCTCGGAACCAATGCGAAAACTGCGCAGGGCCGTAGCGGCGACTTCTATTTCGATGAGTTCTTCTGGGCAGGTGGTTTCACTGCGTTGAACAAGGTCGCCAGCGCCATGGCCACACACAGTCACTGGAGAAAGACATATTTCTCGACGCCCTCGGCCAAGTCGCATGAGGCGTATCCCTTCTGGACTGGCGAGGATCTCAAACGTCGGAGCGACAAGACCAAACACCTGCAGCTCGACCTCAGCCACCGCGCGCTGTCCGATGGCATTCGCTGCGCGGATCGCCGCTTCCGCCACATCGTGACAATTGAGGATGCGGTCCGAATGGGCTGCAACCTGTTCGACATCGACGAGCTGCGCAGCGAGTACTCCGACGACGAGTTTTCCAACCTGTTCATGTGCGAGTTCATCGACGACAGCCAGTCAATGTTTCCGCTGGCCCTTATGCAGTCGTGCATGGTGGACTCGTGGACCGAGTGGGCCGACGACTTCAAGCCGCTCGCGCAGCGCCCATTTGCCCACGCACCCGTCTGGGTGGGCTACGACCCGGCACACACTGGCGACTCGGCCGCACTGGCGGTCATTGCACCCCCGCGCGTGCCTGGCGGCAAGTTCCGGCTGCTGCACCGCCAGCAGTTCCGGGGCGCGGATTACGAGGCCCAGGCCAAGTACATCGAGTCGATCACCAAGCAATACAACGTGGCCTACATCGGGATCGACACGACAGGCATGGGGCAGGGCGTCTACCAGCTCGTGCTGAAGTTCTTTCCGCAGGCGCGGGCCTACCAGTACGACCTCGCCATCAAGTCACGCTTGGTGCTCAAGGCCAAACACGTCATCAGCAAAGGCCGCCTGCAGATGGATGCCGACTGCACCGATGTTGCTGCAGCGTTCATGGCCATCAAGCGTGTGCTGACACCCAGCCAGCGGCACGTGACCTACCACGCTGGCCGCAGTGACGACGTGGGACACGCGGATCTCGCCTGGGCCGTCATGCACGCGCTCGACAACGAAACACTGGCCGGGGATGTCCTCGGCTCCAATTCTTCCGTGGAGTTTTACGAATGAAAAAGCGCAACCGCGCCACGCGTCCCGAGCCCGTCGCCACCATGACCGCCGTGCAGCCCGGTCAGGATGTGGAGGTGTTCACCTTTGGCGAGCAGGAAGTGATTGGCCGGGTCAACCTGCTCGATTACGTCGAGGCGAGTTTCAACGGTCGGTGGTACGAGCCGCCACTGCCGTTCGAGGGCTTGGCCAGCGCATTCCGAGCATCGCCGCACCATAGTTCTGCGATCTACCTGAAGCGCAACATCCTGGCGGCGATGTTCCTGCCGCACCCAAAGCTCTCGCGGGCTGCGTTCTCAGCCATCGCCCTCGACTTTCTGGTGTTCGGCAACTGTTTTGCCGAGGCGCGACGGGCGCTGACGGGGCGGATCATGCGCTTCGAACCGTCCCTCGCTCGCTATACGCGCCGAGGTGAAGACGGCCGGTATTTCTTCGTGCGCAGTTGGAAAGAGGAACACGAGTTCGCCCTCGGCAGCGTCTTCCACCTACGCGAGGACGACATCAATCAGGAACTGTATGGGCTGCCCGAATACCTCAGTGCGATGCAGTCTGCTCTGCTCAATGAGGCGGCCACGATGTTCCGCCGCCGGTACTACGAAAACGGTAGCCACGCCGGCTTCATCATGTACCTGTCCGATGCAGCCGTGAGCACATCCGACGCGGACAAGTTGCGAGAGCAGCTCCGACGGTCGAAGGGCCCGGGCAACTTCCGCAACCTGTTTTTGCACGCACCCAATGGCAAGCCCGATGGGCTGAAGCTGATCCCGGTCAGCGAGATTGCCGCGAAGGATGATTTCACCGCCATCAAAAATGCCAGCATGGCGGACGTGCTGGCAGCGCACCGCGTGCCGCCTGGGCTGCTCGGCATCATCCCCAACAACACGGGCGGATTCGGCAATGCCAGCGAGGCGCTACAGGTGTTCATCCGAAACGAGGTTCGACCGTTGCAGACGCGATTCCAGCAGATGAACGATTGGGCCGGGGAGGAACTCGTGCGGTTCGGTCCCTACGACCCCGACACCGCCGGCGGGATGTGACGCGCGGCCACGCAACCAACGACAGCAGCAAAGGGCGCCAGAGGCGCCCTTTGTTTTGGCACTCGCTACCCCTCAGCCGATGGCCCCGGGCCTGCCTGCGGCCTGCCTGACCCCCACCGCGACCCGTTCCGGGCACCCCCGCCCCTCGGCAGGCCCTCGGGAGTGCCTAAAAAAGAGGCATTTTTGGCCCCAAAAGGGGTCATCCAGCCCTCGCGGCGCGCCACATCGCCCCCGCCGCGCCTCCCCGCTTCATGAAGTCCGAATTACGAGAGGGTCGGTCACATCTACTCGTATCGACGCCCTGGCTAGGAGAGTGAAGGTGTCGCGAATCGCATGTACGTGAAGTTACGGAAAAATATGACGCATCTGACACTGCCAGTTGCTAAACAGCAGATCTGAAAATTGAGTCAACAAGCCTACTGCCTGCGCCCACAACTTTCGTTAGCACGCGCAACTGCTCCCTGCATGCGACTATTTCTGTAGGGGTGGGATAGTTAAGAGCGTGGTCGACCTCCCCCCATATCTCTTCGAATAAGGTTCGTACTTGGATTTCGCAACAAAGCGGTGAGTCGATGCGAGGCTTCACAAGATAATGCACGCTTGTATAAAACGAGTCTTTGAACTTGACTTCAAGACCCATTGCCTTAAAGAAGCTAACCGATTCGGGATCCCATGTGTACGCTTTTGGGTCTTCTTCTAACACCCAATCCTTATTCTGCACACGATCCAGAATTGCTTCGTGAATTGGCTTGGCTTGATCTTGGTAGAGATGAAGCACTCTAACTCCTGCTAGGTCCGTGACGGACGAAAACAAGTTGCTCGCATTGACTATCTTGTTTTCGTCGGCTTTGCGAGATAACTTCTCTCTTAGGTGGTTTCTATCTTTTAACCTGCTTTTGGTGGAGTGAATAGTTGGTAGTGTTCCACGTGATAGAGCGGGGTGTCTTGTAAACCACCCTTGTACACCTTCCATGAAAATTCCGAGGTCGTGACTGACCTTGTCATACGCTAATAAGGTGTGCTCAACATCGTCTATCTGCTGCATTTCTCACTCCAGAGTATCAAGCCGCTTGATCACATCTTTCGCGAATTTTGTGTACTTTGCTTTAGTTGCCTCATATATTTTTCTATTTCCAGAAATTGTCGGCGTGTCACCGGCTTCGAGTTTTTCAAGTGGCACAGCCCACATTGGTTTGTGATATTTTTGAGCCATGGCGGGCATGGTGTTGTGCGTGTGCATGATCGAAGTGCCGCCGATGGGTGTGTTCAGAGTCTTGGTAGGCAACTTCTGGCGAACTTCGGCAGGTATGCTCTCTAAAATCGCGTTCGGTATTTGTTCGGCGTAGTTGTAATGCGCTTGAGCTAAATCCCATTTGGGTTTTGTCGTGCCCTTGTACTTTTTGGCGTTGTAGATGGTGAAGCCGAGTAGCCTTACGAAGTGTTTCGGGAAAAGGGCTCTCTTTTCGTCTGATAGAAGATGAAAAATAGTCGTGAACTGTTTTTTCCATACTTCTAGAGCTGCACCAATATTCCTGACTCCGTAAAGAGAAAACATGTCCGGCATGCATGGGATTACGAAGCCGTCTGTAGTGGATATTATCAGGCGGTTCAGTGTCCCTAGGCTTGGGGATGTGTCCATGATAATAAAGTCATAGCCGTGTTCGGCTGCATAGCTTTCCGCAATTTCTCTTGGTTTTGTAACTGTTCTGACTGCAAGAGGTTCGCCCTGATAAACGTCGCTCCATCTTCTCGAAACGGCATCTTCAAATAAGTGCATCGTGAGTCGACCCGGGATGAGATCTAAGTTTTCAGCTAAATTCAAAGGTGGCGGGTTGTTGGCAAGTTCGGTTGCCCCATCTTCCACCGATTTCAATAAGAAATGGATGGAGCGTGTATTACTTGTCAATTTCACAAAATTTCTTGCAGACATGCGCTCCTGAGCAGATTTGAAGTCCTCGATAAACGGATCTTCCTCCTTCCATATCTGATGGAGCTGCTCCTGATCCATGCCGTAAATTGTGAGATTACATTGTGGATCTAGATCAATTAGCAGGGTTTTGTACCCCATTTCCGCTAACGCGTGTGCCAAATGGAATGTAAGTGTGGTTTTTCCGACCCCACCTTTATTGTTAAAAATCGATATGGTTTTCAATCTCTTCCCCTGACTGGTTTGCGTGTCACCCGTGCTTACGTACGCGAGTAGCATAGTGCAACATACGACAAAATGTAAGCGATGCAAAAGCGACAAAATTCGCGGTATTTTTGACGGTATTTTATTTTTAATTATAAAAAAATCTATATAGATCAACCGCATGTGACTGGGATAGTAGTCCCTTCGTCTCCGCCACTCGTTGAAACCCGATTCAAGGACAGCCGTCAAACGCTGTCCTTTTTTCTTGGGCGCGCCGGTATGCGAAGCATTCACACCGGTGTCTGTGTGGTCGGTCGGGCTCAGTGGCGGTACGGTCGTCCGTGGCTTACAAGCGAGGGCGTACAGGGCCTTTATGATGTGAAGTCCGGAGACGCCGTGCGCCTCTTTTCTCTTCTCATCCAACAAGGAGCCGCTGGCCGTGCATCCGGTACAGCCGCGCGCCCCCATAAGAACAGATTGCAACCGCTGTGAATTACTCGTTCGACGTCAAGCGTTTCCTTCGTGACCTGAAGCCCCATCAGGCCGGCCTGTGGATCGCGCTGGTGTGTTCCATCGTGTCTGCGGCCATCGAGCCCATCATCCCGGCCTTGATGGCCAAGCTGCTCGACACCTCCGTAGCCAATACCGCACAGGGCATCAACTATCCCGTGTGGGCCATACCGTTGGTGATCGTCGGGGTGTTCACGCTGCGGGCGGGGGCTAACTATCTTTCGTCGTATGTCATGACGCGCTCCACGCAGAGCATGATCGCCGATATCCGCACCCGTCTGTTCGGTCGCATGTTGCACTCCGAGCCCAGCCTGTTCGAGCGTCAGCCGTCCAGCAT